CTGTCGGCCGAGGACGTGTTCTGGGGCCGAACGATGGAGGAGACGGAGACCGAGGTCGGGCACGGGACCGGCCAGCGTGAGGGCGACACCAAGCGCGACCATGCCCGTGTTCGGCGCGAGGCGCGGCTGAACATCGCCGTGGCGTACCTGTCGGAGCGTCAGACGCACCTCCTGCGGCTGGCCTCGACGATGGCGAGCCTTGGGCTGGAGGAACGCCGCCAAACCCGGGATGAGCAGGTCGGGCGGTTCGTCGCCGACATCATCCGGGCGTTCTTGGCTCACCCGCGCGTGGCGGTGCTCCTCGGCGAGCTGGCACCGCGCTTCCAGGAGGAGGCGCCGGACATCGTGCTCACGGTGCTGATGCGCGCTGGGGGCGAGGTCGTCGAGTCGTCGCTGGTGCCGGCGTGACCCGTCCTCGTCTCCTCGACCTGTTCTGCGGCGCCGGCGGGGCGGCGATGGGCTACCACCGCGCCGGGTTCGATGTGGTCGGCGTGGACATCGCGCCGCAGAAGCACTACCCGTTCGAGTTCGTCCAGGCTGACGCGCTGCAAGTGCTGGGCGGCTGGCATCCGCTGGAAGTCCTGACCGAGCCGTCCTTGTTCGACGCCATTCATGCTTCACCGCCGTGCCAGGCGTACAGCGTGCTCCGACGGGCAAATCCTGGCGCAGACTACCCCGACCTGATCGGCCCACTGCGCGAATTACTCCGAAGAATCGGCCTGCCGTGGGTGATCGAGAATGTTCCAGGCGCGCCGCTACGCGATCCGGTCGTACTCTGCGGTTCGATGTTCGGCCTCGGCGCGGGGCAGCGCCAGCTTCGTCGTCATCGTCTGTTCGAGGCGTCGTTCGTCATCGAGCAGCCGGAATGTCACCACGAGGGGGAGGCTATCGGCGTCTATGGCGGTGGGGCGGTCGGCCGCTACACTTTCGAGAACGGCTGCAAGGTTCGGCACGGCCGGCGGGGCGGCTACCAGGGCACCATCGCCGAACGCCGCGAGGCGATGGGGATCGACTGGATGAACGGCCGGGAAATCAACCAGGCCATCCCCCCTGCCTACACCGAGTTCATCGGTGCTCAACTGCTCGCCCAGATCAGAACGGTCGCGCGGTGACCGTGGACGCGGAACCGCTGGTCGACTTCCCCCGGCGCCTCCCGGCCTACCCCAAGGCGCCAGGGCGGCCCCGCGTCGGCATCGAGCACACGACCAGCGTGTACGCGGACGAGGGCGCGGTGGAGTGGTCCTGCTCCTGCGGGCAGGGCGGCGAGGAGGCGACGCGGGGGGAGGCGTTCCTGGCCGCGGCGAGGCACCGGGCGCTGGCGTAGGCTCTCGCTGTGACCCTCGTCGACGACCGCCAGGTGTTCCTGGCCGTGGCGCGCGCCTTCCGCCCGCGTACGGCCGAGCAGGTCCCCTACTGGTCGGACCCGGTGGGCTGGGCGCGGGACTGCATCCGCTGGCCGCGGGGGCAGGGGCTCCGCGAGTCGCAGGCGCGGTTCATGGCCAACCTCATCGAGCACAAGCGCGAGGCGGTCCGCGGCCCGCACGGCCTCGGCAAGACGACCGCTGCCTCGCTGCTCGTGCTGTGGTTCGCCCTGACCCGTGAGGCCGCGGGCGTCAACTGGAAGATCGGCACGACCGCCTCAGCGTGGCAGCAGCTCACGCACTATCTCTGGCCTGAGATTCACGAATGGGCCGAGCTGGTCGACTGGGCCAAGGTCGGCCGTAAGCCGTTCAACGACCGGCGCGAGCTGCTGAAGTGGGAACTCAACCTGCGTCATGGTCGGGCCTGGGCGATGGCGTCGGACCGCCCCGCGGCGATGGAGGGAGCGCACGCCGACCACCTGCTCATCATCTTTGACGAGGCGAAGGAAATCCCGAGCGCGACGTGGGACGCCATTGAGGGCGCCTTCTCGACTGCTGGCGAGGGTGGCACCGAGGCGTTCGCCCTGGCCATCTCGACACCCGCCGAGCCATTGGGACGGTTCTACGAAATCCACGCCCGAGCGTTCGGGACCGAGGACTGGCACACGACGCACGTCCGGCTGAAGGACGCGATCAACGACGGGAGTGTCACCGACGAGTGGGTAGAGCAGCACAAACGCCTCTGGGGCGAGAAGTCCGCCATCTACCAGAACCGGGTGCTGGGCGAGTTCGCCTCGTCCGCGACCGATGGCGTCATCCCGCTCACCTGGCTGACGGCGGCCAACGACCGCTGGCGCGCCATGTTCGGCGACGAGCACGACCCGGGCAAGGAGCGCGACCCGACCGATGGGACGTGGCGCATCCTCGCCGACGACGCCCCGGTCGACCGGCTAGGCGTGGACATCGCCGAGGGCGGAGGCGACAACTCGACCATCGCTTTCCGGGTCGGCAACGTCATTACCGAGATCAAGCGCTACCCGTTCGTCGATAACCCGGTCGACCTGGCCACGATCGTCATGGAGGAACAGAAGGCCCACCAGCTGCCCGAACCGACCGTGACCGGCCAGCGCTATCCGAAGGCCATCGTCGACTCCCAGCCGTCTGGCGTGTTCCATTTCATGCGGAAGGCCCACCGTCCGGTCGAGGGGTTCGTCGCTGCTGAGGGCACGAAGATGAAGGACCTGTCCGGCGAGTTCGGCTTCCTGAACAAGCGGGCGCTGGCCTGGTGGAACCTTCGCGAGATGTTGGACCCGTCTTGGACGGGCGAGCCCGTCGCCTTGCCGCCCGACGACAAGCTGACCGGCGACCTGCTGGCGCCGCGCTACCGTGAAATCACAGGCGGCCGGATTCAGGTCGAGATGAAGGAGGAAATCCGGAAACGGATCGGGCGTTCGACCGACGACGGCGACGCCGTGGTCATGGTCATGCTGGACCGGAACGCCGGATCGGGGTTCGCGTCGTACATGCTCGCGGAGGTTCGTAAGCGCGACGAGGAGGTGGGGCAGATGGCCGACGAGGGCAGGCCCTTGTCCAAGGGCGAGCTGGCAATCGACCGGGAGCGGGCGCGGCTCGCGCGCCTGGCCGCGCGCCCGACGCGCGTCCCGCGTCACGACCACCTCTACGTGCGCCAGCCGGACGGGGCGATACGGTGCAACGTGTGCCAGGGCACGCCAGCGTGGGTGCCGAAAGCGCCCGGCGAGCCGAATCCCTAGACGTCTAAGGTGTTTTGACGTGGTGAGACAGCTCCGCGCTCGATGGATTGACTTCCGCAACGGCCTCGACAGCGGCTATCCGCTGTGCTGTGTGCTGCGCTTCGCGTTGTGCCGCTACGCGAACCAGGGCGCGCGCCGGGGTGGCGAGCATGAGTGGGTGGCCTGTGGCATCTTCCACCGCAAGACGCACGACTGGGATTGGGACGGTTACCTCGGCCCCGGCTGGCGCGCCGAGCGCTACGACCCGAGCAAAGCCCGTCATCTCTGGCGCGCCTGACAATCACCGCTGCGCTCCGGCCGCGGTCCTACACTGAGGGGCAGCTAGTCACCGAAGGAGGCGCGTTGCCCGGATTCTCGACCCGCTTTCAGAGTGGCTTCGTGCAGCTGGTCGGCCTCGGCGTCGCCGATGCCGCGACCTGGCGTTTCGCCGGGTCGAACGCCGGGCTGCTCGTCGCCGCGGCCGTGCTCGTGCTCATCGGTTTCGCGATGGACGGGGGTGAGATAGACGCGGTCGGGGCCGTGGGGAAGCTGCTCGCGCGGCTCGGCGGGCTGTTGAGCCGCCACGAGGCGTCTGAGTGAGCCTCGTCCGCGACGCCGTCAGGGGCACCCGCTACCGCCCATCGGCCGGTGAGAAGGTCGTCCAGGCCAAAGCCGTGAAGGACGCGGCGCGCACCGCGGCCTCGGCCATCGTGGCGACGCACACGGCCGACGACATCGCCTCGGGCCGGGTCAACCTCGCCGCCGTCGCCGCCGCGGCATCGGGCGCCTACGCGCCGCGCACGACGCTCACGCCCGCGGACATCGAACTGGCGCTCATCGAGCAGGGCATCTCCTTCCAGCCCCCGCTCGGCCCGGGGGCACCCATCCGGCCGTTCCACGGCTACAACGAGCCCCCGCGTCTGGCTGATTACGTCCCCGGCTCGAACATCGCCGTCGAGACGAGGACCGGGCGGATTCCGTTCCGGACGCTGACGCAGATCGTCGAGGGCTACGACATTGCTGGCATTTGCATCGGGCATATCATCGCCGACCTGTGCTCGATGCCGCTCCTGTTCCGGGCGGTGGACGGCTACGAGGGCGACGTGTCGAAGGAGATCGCCCAGGCCAAGCAGTTCTGGAAGAAGCCGGACGGGAAGCACCCCTGGCGGGTCTGGCTGACGAAGCTCCTCTACCAGCAGCTCGCCTACGACTGCGGGATGCTCTACAAGGTCCGCGACAACGCCGGCAAGCTGAAGGCGGTCCAGGTGCCGGACGGTCGGATGTGGGCGCCGATCATCGACTACTGGGGCGAGCGCCCCGACGCGCCCGCGCCAGCCTTCGCCCAGTTCGTCGAGGGGCTGCCGTGGGGCTGGACCGACGAGACGCTGGTCATCTACGAGCCCTACACGTCGCGCCCCGACGACCCCCGCTACGGCCTGGCGCCCATCGAGTGCATCCTGCTCAATGCCAACACCGACGTCCGATTCCAGTGGCACTTCCTCAACATGTTCACCGGCGGACAGGTCCCCGAGGGCTTCGCCGAGGCACCGCCCGAGCAGTCCGACCCCGATCAGCTCGGCCAGTGGCAGGAGCTGTGGGACAACTGGATGTACGGCGACCAGACCAAGCGCTGGGGGGTGCGCTGGCTGCCGTTCGGCGCCAAGTTCACGAGCTACAAGCCGACGACGTTCGATGCCAAGTTCCCCGAGCACCTGATGCGGAAGACGGTGGCAGCGTTCCACCGCACCCCGCAGGACCTCGGCATCCTCGACGACGTCAACCGCGCCACTAGCGAGACGCAGGTAGACGAGCAGTTCCGCATCTCGACGCGGCCCCGTACCGGGTTCATCGAGGACGTCTTCTTGAACCCGATCACCCAGGACGAGCTGGGCCTGCCCATCGCCTGCTACTTCGACCTCGGCCAGGAAAAAGAGGACCGGGTCATGGTCATGCAGGAGCAGGTCGGCTACATCAAGGCGGGTGTCATCTCCCCCGACGACGTGCGCGAGCGCATCCTTGGCCTGTCGGTCGATCCCGAGAACCGCATCCCCCGCTTCTACGACGCGGGCGGTCGGCTGGGCGTCACGCCGCTCGGCTACATCGAGGCCGTCTCCAAGTGGTTCGCCGACTGGGACCCGACGACGGGCGCGCCGAACCTCGACAAGATTCAACCGCGCGAGTTCATCGTGCCTGGCGAGCTGCAGGCGCCGCCCGCCGGTTCCGTGCCCGGTCGTCCTGGCCTGCCGCCCGGACAAGCGCCTGGACAAAGCGGGCCGCGCAATCCCCCGACACCGCCCAAGACAGGACCCGCGGGCGCGCCCCCGAGTGGACAGAGCGCGGGCCAGGAACCGGCCCACGACGAGACGAACGTCGCGCCCCCGGCAGGCTCCACCGCGCCGCCCAAGACCGCGCCCGCGGCGAAGTCGGTGGTCGACGTCGGTGGGCTGGTCGTGAAGGCGATGGACACTGGCCGCGTGCTCATGATTCAGCGCGCCTTCACGCCCGACGACCCCGCGGCCGGCACGTTCGAGTTCCCGGGTGGTCACATGGAGGGCGACGAGACGCCGCTGCAGGCCGCGGTCCGGGAATGGCAGGAGGAGGTCGGCGAGCCGCTGCCCGACGGCTACTTCGACGGCTCGTGGACCAGCCCGAACGGCATTTACCGCGGGTTCGTCTACGTCATCGCCTCGGAAGCCATGCTGCACCTCAACCCGGACCCGGAGAACCGCGGCGTGCTCAACCCGGACGACCCGGACCAGGACAACATCGAGGTGGTCTGCTGGCTGGAGCCCGCAGACATCCCGGCGATGCCGAACCTGCGCGAGGAGTGCCACACCTGCGACTGGGTGGTCATCTCCCAGGCCGGGACGGTTGCCAAGATGGTCCGCGTCGCCAAGGCGATTAGCTATGACCAGGTAGGCGACGGTTCGCGCGTTTCATTCCTGGCCGACAACGGTAGGACGATCACCGGGAAGATCGAACTTTATCTGAATGGCACCTACGGGGTTGAAACAGACTACGGCGTGTTCCTGGTGTCAGGCGACGATCTCAACCTGCTCAAGTGCGCGCCGCCGACCGAGGGCATCACCGCCGAGACGGGCCTGCAGGGCGTCAACCTCACCGGCTTCGACGACGAGGACGACGACGACGCGGAGGAGCAGCTGCAGAAGGTGCTCGGCCAGTGGCAGTCGAACGCCCTCCTCGCGGTCCGCCGCGGGCGCAAGCCGCGCTACTTCCACGACGAGGTAATCCCGGTCGAGGTCGGCCACCGCATCTACAAGGCGCTCGCCAAGGCGAAGACCAAGGAGCAGGTACGCGCGGTCTTCAAGGCGGCCCGCGCCGACCCAAAAGGTTCACGGTGGCCGGGCTCGGCCCTCCGCCACCGAATCCCCCAGGCGTACGCGCCGAAGATCGCCGAGGCGCTGCGGGCGGGGACGAAGGGGATCGACGCCGCGGTGGCCTCTATGGTGACGAGGGCTACCAAGGCTTCACCCCCTACACCCCCGACGAGCGGAGCGAGCGAGGCGCGGGCCGCGGTCGAGGCGAACGTCTCGATTGACGCCGACCGCACGGGCGCGGTCTTCGCCCAGATGTACGCCGACGCCTACGGGGGCGGGGTCAAGGCCGCACGCGCCGCGCTGGGCGTGGACGCCCGCGCCCCGTCGTGGCTCCCCGACGACATGCTCACGACGGTCTCGCGTGACTGGGAGGCGTGGACCCCCGGCTGGTCCGACGCGGCCTTACAGGACGCCGGGGGCGGTCTGGCGACGCTCCTCGACGCGCGGGGCATCACCATCCAGGGCATCACCTCATCGGCGATGGACCGCATCGGCACCGCGCTCGCCGACGGCATCGCCGCGGGCGACGCGCCCGCCACCATCGCCCAGGCCATGTCGGACGTCATCGCCGACCCGCAGCGGGCGTTCACCATCGCGGACACGGAATCGGCCAGGGCCATGACGGCGGCCAGCATCGACACCTACACCGAGAACGGCGTCGCCGAGGTTGACCTGCTTACATTCGAGCCGTGCGAGGAGTGCGAGGAGCTGGAGGACGCCAACCCCTACCCGCTGGACAGTGCCCCTGACGTGCCAATCCACGTAAATTGCCGGTGTGCACTGGCCCCGGCGAACATCCCCGGCGCGCCATCGGCTGAGGAGGGCGAATGAGCCGCGCCTCGCGCCGCACGCCCCCCGTCGAGCACCGCGGGCGCGTGACCGTCCGCGCCATCCCGCAGGCGCCGGGTGCGCCGTCGGCCACGGCCGCGATGCGCGCCAAGGCGGAGCAGGCCCGCAGGCGCGGTATCCGCGACTTGCTTGTGCGGTCGAATACGCTGGCGGAGACAGGGAAGGGGTGAGGCGGATGCCTGACGAGGAACGGGCGGCGCTGCTCGCCCAGCTGCGCGACGCGAACGACGAGCGGGCGCGGACGATGTACGCCGAGACGGGCAAGGCCCTCGCGGGCATGTCGAACGTCTACATCGTGGCGCTCCTGGAGCAGCTGCTGGGCGGACCGGGCTCACCGGCTCACGTCGAAGCCTGCGTGCTCTACGAGGAGCGCCGCGCTGAGGCGCTGGACCAGATCGAGCCCCAGGCGCGCCAGTTGCACGACGCCGAGGTCGAGGCGGCGAAGAACCGACGGGCGGGTCCGCGGCTCGTCGTACCAGGGAGGAACTGAGATGACGATTCAATGGACCGACGTGACCGACTGGTCAACGCTGTTCGCGCCGCAGGACGGCCAGGCGATCCACGACGCGGTGCTCACCGAACTGGCGCTCGCCAAGGCGGACGGCGCGGTCGTGTTCTCGTCGCAGTATTCGATCACCGACCAGGACATCCTCGACGCGCTGAAGGCGTGCATGGCGAACCCCGCCTCGCGTGCCCTGTTCGACTCGTCGGAGTTTTTCGGCGAGAAGGAAAAGCCGATGGTCGAGGCGTTCATCGAGGGGCTACCAGCCGAGCAGTGGGGCATCGGCACCAGTTCGGTCGACGGGAACATCCTGCACGACAAGGTGCTCGCCATCCTGTTCTCGGACGG